GGCGGCATCATCGTTGGCGATAACCTGACCATCAACGCCAATGGGCTGCTGTCGGCTCAAGCGGGCGGTGTCAGTACGTTCAATAATCGAACGGGGAATGTCACGCTAACGGCGAATGATGTTTCGGCGGTCGGCAATTCGCTGTATTTTCCGCTGAATGCTAACATTGTTAGCGGCAACGCGACGATAGCAGGGCAGGTTTATCAGCTTGCAAGTGGCAATGGAACACTTAATAAACGCACAATCTATGGCATCAGTAAAACAAACAATCTTGCTACCACTGAATATGAATTTGCAATCGGCATGACTTACGGCTATCCAGCCGCTGGCAGCGTCTTTTTATCTCGTGCGTTCGATACGACAGTAGCTAGAGGGCTAAGTCAATCTGAGATCGACCTGAGCCCTGTTTCTGCGCAGCTTATTTCTACAAACAAACATGCAAACGGAACGCTGGTAAGTCAAGCAATATTTGGAGCGGCGGCCAGCGGTTCAACTTTGTACTACGAAGATCAGACAACCTTCTCATTTATGGAGGTTGGTGTCACCGGCATCCTTTTCTTTGGCGTGACATTTGGGGTAAACAATTCGCCACCTGGGCCAAATGAATTAATGACACGATCAACCTGCGACCAGCGTTACGAGCCGATAACGAGGCGTAATTAATGCCATTTTCCGCATTAAAACACAAAGGTCTGATCTTTGACGCGACCAGCGACGCAAATTTCACCGGCAACGGCATTCACTGTTATGGCGGGCTGGAATACTTCGTTGCGTGCTTTCCCACCGGTGCAAACGGCGCACTTGAGGCTTATGAAATCGGGAAGAAGGTCGGGCTTTACAGCAGTAACGACAACGGCACGCTCTATTCTGAATGCGTGCTGGATAAAGGCAGCCTGGCAATCATTGCCAATAACGCAACTCTTTCAAATGTCACAGTCTGGGAAAGTGATTCAATTCTGACACAGGGCCGGGGCGATGGACGCTATGTAACGCCCGCCAATCTGACCGCCTATCTGCCTTCCGCCAATTTCACCTACGCAAACATCGGCGGAACAATCCCGACAGCCACGAATACAACGCTCGGAGCGATCAAAGTAGGATCAAACTTGACTATATCCAACGGCACACTGTCGGCAAGTATCCCGGCTGCTGGTTTTACTAATGGTGATACCTTGAACGGGGGGTCATACTGATGCCCACGTTTAACGGCACAATCGTGCTGAAAAACAACAGCACTGCCGGAGCGGCCCCGGTTGCTGGCAATCTGACAAACGGCGAGATTGCGATCAATACCAAAGATGGGATCATCTACAGCAAAACAAGCGATCTTGGCTATATCATCAGCTGGAATGGCACGATCAATTATCCACAGGTTTCAATTACTTATCTTATCGTCGCCGGTGGCGGTGGGGGTGGTGGGGGTAACTCTGCGGGTTTCCCTGACGGTGGCGGTGGTGGTGCTGGCGGCCTGCTCACAGGCACAGCTAATTTTAGCCTGTCTTCAAATTACACTCTTACTGTTGGTGGTGGCGGCGGCGGTGCGTCCGGTTCAGCGTCAAATGCCAGAGGGTCGAACGGCTCAAACTCTACGCTTGGCAGCCTCACAGCCTTTGGTGGCGGTGGCGGTGGCGTCCGCGATAACACCTTAAATAGTGGCAGTGCTGGCGGCTCAGGTGGTGGTGCTGCAATCAATTCAGCAGGAACTGCCAGCGGCACGCCGGGCAACGGAACAAGCGGTCAAGGCTATTCGGGCGGCTCCGCCTTTGGCGGGTCTCAATATGGCGGCGGTGGTGGTGGTGGTTCAGCGGCAGTCGGTGGCAATGGCACGACCAGCACGGGCGGCAACGGTGGCAATGGCACCAGCTCAAACATTACCGGCACGCCCACAACATACGCGGGCGGTGGCGGCGGTTCTGTCCGTTCAGGAACGGGCGGAATTGGCGGCACGGGCGGCGGTGGAAATGGCACGGTTTCTGGCAGTGGATCAAACGGCACGGTAAACACGGGCGGCGGCGGCGGTGGTGGTGGATCGTCAAGCGGCTCAGGCGGCAATGGCGGCAGCGGGATTGTCATTATCAGCTTTGCCAATACGACAAATATCACGGTTGGTGCCGGGTTGACTTACAGCAACGCAACCAACGGGGCGAATAAGGTCATTTCCTTCACCGGCGGCACTGGCAACATCTCATTCAGCTAATGGCACACTACGCACTTTTAACGCCTCAGAATGTTGTCACAGAAGTCTTTTCGGGGAAAGATCCCGGTCAAGATGGAGTTGCCGATTGGGCAGCGTATTATACCAAAGTTCGCAATCAAAAGTGCTTGCAGACAAGCTATACCGGAAGCATCCGGAAGAATTTTGCATCGGTAGGTTTTACATACGATCAGACACGAGACGCTTTCATCGCTCCCCGGCCTGAGCCTGCCGAATATTACACGCTGGATGAACAAAGCTGCCAATGGGTGATGACCCCGGCGGGCATGCTGGCAATCACAACAGATGCCATCACGGCCCATTTTGACCAGGTGGCTAAACAGCGGGAATATGATAGTCTGCTGACCATCGACACCTATAAAGGCTCAAATGTGCCACAATGGGCCGCAGAACACGCTGCCTATTTTGCATGGCGTGATCAGTGTTGGATCAAAGCCTATCAGATTCAGGCCGATGTTGCGGCTGGCTTACGACCCGTGCCAACGCCGGAACAAGTGATCAGTGAACTTCCTATCCTTGTGTGGCCATCATGAGCGATCAGCCAAGCCAATCAACTCGCGAACTGGTTGAACAGCTTAAAGCTCAGGGCCTGACGTTTGAACAGATCGTGGCTGAACTCAAGAAACGTGGCATCAAGCTGGGAGGCCAGAAATGACAGACATCGTAGGGCAGATCAATAAGCAGCAGATGAGCAAAACGGTCAAGCGGGCCGCCCTTGCTGGCCTGCTGGCAATCTTGATTGTCGTTGAGGCCGATCTACCCGCCATCGTTGAAGCCACAACCCCGGCGGGCGTGGTGCTGGCGATTGTCATTAGCCAAGCGATTTCATTTCTCAAGTCAGGCAAAGAAATAAAGGTCTAAGCTGATGCAAGATGCAACAGTGGACGATTCAGGGCCGGGGATGTCACTTCTGCAATCGGCCCTTTATGGCGTAGGTTCTATCTGGGGGGCGGCTTATGTCGTTAATCATCCAGTTGAGGAATCTATCATGCACCTGTTTGTCAGACTCATTCCGCAAATCCTAATCGGCATTGCCGCCGTGATTCAGGCGGTCATTGCCTACCGCAAAATGCAACAAGCCGAAAAAGCCAAGTAACTCGGTTCGATCCTCAGTCCCGGAAAGGCAGGTGATCTGTTGTTCGGTGAATTAGTGGTCATGTACGGTCTTCAATGTCAAACGGGCGACTGCCCAAAAAACGTCCAAATTTCGCCCGTAGTGGCGTCGCCGGTGGTGATAGGTGAAATCTATCGACCGAACCCACTGCAACGCATCCTGCGCAAACGTGGGCCGGTTTATGCCGTTCCTGTTCTGATTCTTCCATCCGAAACCAAGAAAGACCAGGCGAAATAATGCCACTTGATCCAGAGATTCAGACTCAGCTTGATACGCTGGTGGCGGAAGTGAAAAGCAAATTCACTGCTGAAAACCAAGCGGCCCTCGACGCTGCTAAGATTGAAGCCGACGCCGCCATTGCGACTGTCAAGGCGGAAGCCGATGCCGCGATTGCGGCAGCCAAAAAGGAGGGACAGAGCGAACTTTTGCTCACCTTAAAAAGTGCCTTCGGACTGCCTGTCTAAGGCCATCTTGTCACTTGCCGCGTGCCTGTCTTTGTACTTTGGGAGTCAGAAGATCGGCACGCTTGGCGAAACCACGCAAACGGCACCAGAGCCAATCAAACCGGCTTGGCTGACGCTGGTTTATGGCTCACGCTCCATTGACTGGATCGGTGACGAAAAGATCATGGCCGCAGCCACCAGCCGTGGCCAGAAGGTCAGCTTTATCAATGCCGACGATGCGGCCCTTGATAAGCTGCATTTAAAGCCGATGGTCGATGCAGTCGGCACGCCTTGTCTGATCTTTCAAGGGGCCGACGGATTGATTCAGCGGCTCGCAAAAGTGACCACGATTGACGATGTTGTCAGGCAAATTGAATCGATCAAAAATTAGTTGGCAAACGTAAACGGCAAAACAATCGACCTGACACCCACTGAGGGCATGAAGGTTGAGGCTGAACGATACCGAAAATGGAAGGCCGACGGTCGCCGTGGTGGAACCGACACCGCACGGCGACGGGCCTCCCAGATTCTGTCAGCAGGCGAACTGTCGCCAGATGTGGTTATCACCATGTCGGCATGGTTCGCACGCCATGAGGTTGACAAGCGGGCCACCGGCTTTCGCCCAGGTGAAGCGGGCTATCCATCGCCCGGCAGAGTGGCATGGGCTGCATGGGGCGGCGATGCTGGCCAGACATGGGCTGACGCCAAAGCCAAAACGATTAAGCGTGCCCGTGGTGAGGCTGTCAAGGCACGCCAGACACCCAGACAACTGCTGGACGCAATGCCGGACGGGGAACCGCTTTACCGTGCGGCCCGGTCGATTCTGCTATCGATTGGCAAACAACAGATTGAGACTTGGCGGCGGTTTATCGAGCCACCCAAGGCCAAAGAATTCAATCCGCTTGACCCCTTTGCGGGTGCGATTGAGATGGGTAATCGATTTATCCCGACGATTACCAGTTATATCGATGAATCAGGCCGGGCGGCACTGGTCGAGCTTGACCAGCAGGACGCAGACGATTGGCTGGTGAAAGCTCCGCATGTCATTGATGCGGCACGAACGGCTACGCTGGACTTGTGCCAAGAGACGATTAACACATTTATTTTTGACTTGAACACCACGCTTGACGGAATCCGCGAAGACATTGCCGAATCCATCCGCACCGGCGAAACGCTTGGCGATACGGTTGACCGGGTATCTCGCTGGGTGGATGAAAACTCTCGCTGGCGTGCCCGTCGAATCGCTGTCACTGAATCAGCACGAGCCTACAACCAAGGCCGATTTGAAGCCACAAGGGGCTTAGATTTTGTGGCTGGTTATGAGTTGGTTCTATCGTCCGACGCCTGCCCACTCTGCCATGCGATCAAACGCCAATGCCCCGTGATTCCCAAAGATGGCACATTCGGCCAAAACGGCAAAAATGAAACCTATAAAAATCTGAAATTCCCGCCATTTCATCCCGGTTGCCGCTGTACAACCGTTGTCGTCTTCGATGATGAAGTGCCAAAGGAATGGCCACGGCCCGTCAAGCCTGCTGATAACGGCTACATCCTGCCAAGTGATGCTGACTTTGCTAACGCCATTGAAGGCGGTTATGAGTCAGTCGCCATCGGCAACGCTAAATCAATCAACGCCTTTATTTTGACTGAATAACAGGGCCTGACAAATGGAAAAACTCGTGAAGGCAGTCGAAACGACTGTCAATGGCGGCGGTGCAGGCTCGTTCAAGGGCTATGCCGCCCGCTTTCTCAACATTGACCGGCAGGGCGACATCATTCTGCCCGGTGCCTTCTCAGGTGCCATCCAAACATTTATGGACGATGGCGGCATGGTGCTTGCCGACCACGAAAACAAGACATCTGCCGTAATTGGAACATTGATTGACGCTCACGAAGATCGAAGCGGCCTGATGGTTGACGTCGCATTATCTGCCACGAAATCCGGTCAGGAAGTCAGACAGTTATTAAAAGAGAAGGCATTGCGAAAGATGTCGATTAGTTTTTACGCCAAACGTCCGACACGCATCCCAGATTCAGCCATCCGCGAACTCTGGCAAAAGTACGATTTCAAGCCAAGCGAAGCCCAGAAGCAACTTGCAAAGTCAGGTGCAAACCTGATTTCCGAGGTGGCAGAGGTCTTGGAAGTCTCCATCGTGCCGATCCCCGCCAACCCCGGCGCGGAAGTGATTGCAGTCAAGTCTCATGACGACTGTGATACACCGGCATTACCACCCACTGGCTTCGTGCAAGTGGCCGGTCAGTTGCTCGATTTCACCGCTTTAGTCAAGCGGTGCGAGCTTGCTGATCGTGTCATTTCTGATTTCCAATCGCCAAACCGGCGACATAAGTAAGGAGGCCACTCAAATGGCTTTGACAGAGACTCGCACGGCTTCGGCGATTGCTGAAGACCGTCTTCGCTTGGCTGCGCAGGTTCAGGGCCTGCGTGATGAACTGGTTTCAGCCCCTGACGAAGTTCGGGCAGAGAAGTCTGCCGACTTGTCGAGCCTGATGGACCAGCTTGAACGCTGTGATTCTGAATATCAACTGGCCGCATCGCTTGAGCGTGCCAATCAGATGATCGAAAAGATGGCACGTCAGCCGAACAGGCCCGAACCGACCGTTTACGGGTCAAACGTCCAGTATCAACCGGCCCGCGTCTCTTACGATGGTCGGGTGCTGGATAACGGCGGGCTTGCCGATCCATCTGACAAGTCGGCTCTTGCATCGCCTGAATATCATCAGGCATTCAAGGCTTTGATTCAGGCCCGCGGACGCATTGAACTGGTCAAGAGTTCAAGCCTGCGGAACATGCTGGAAGTCTATGGTAAGGGCGGCGACTTCGGCCTGCCTTCCAACGAGTTTTATATGCCCTTCTCGAAGGATATGACACTTGGCACCACCACCAACGGCACAAACACCGTTACGCCTGATTTCCGCTTTGATGTGGTTGTCGGCAGAACGGTTGCCCCTGTAATGACTCGCATCTGCCGCGTGATCAATACAAATGTCAATCAGGTGACATTTCCGCGTGATTCAAACACGAACAACATCACCACGTCCCCGCAGTACGGTACGACGTTCCGCCCGTTCATGGGTGAAACAGTCAATACCACGCTGTCAAAGATCGATACCGGCCCGTTCACCCAGTTGACGATTCCGGTTAACACCGGCACGATGTTCACCGATGTTTCGGCTGACTTCTTCGCCGATGTGGCCGGGATTTCCAACTACATCCAGACGGAAGCCTCAAAGGCTTTCGCTGCTGTGGTTGATAATCAGGTCATTAACGGCGTGACCGCATCGACCGAAGCGGAAGGCGTGATTTCCAACAGTTCTGTCGGCATCACCAAGACCGGCAGCAATAACACGCTGGTTGCATCAAAGGTGATCGACGGCTTCTATGCTCTCGCCGATCAGTATGCCACGAACCTTTCGTGGGTCATGCGTCGGGCCACTCATGGCAAGCTGGTTGCCCTGAATGATACGACCAACAGAAGCCTTTTCTTAGGCTCTGCCGATTCTGGCTATGTGCAAGGTATTACGCCTTCCATCATGGGCCAGCCGGTTTACTTTAATGGCTTTGTGCCTGCATCGGGTGCATCGACACCGAAGTCGATTGTCTTAGGTGATTTTAACGAGTACATCCTGCTCTTGCGGCAGGGCTTCACCGTCGCGATTGATGAGGTGTCGCTGGCCTATGCCAACCGCGTCCGCATCGCGGTCAAATACCGCTTCGGCGGTGCTGTGAGAGATCCGCGAGCCTTCCAGATTATTCAGGAACTCGTGTAAGTTTTGAGGGCGTGCCCCTCGCCGTTCCCGGTTGTCAGATGCTTCGGCAGCCGGGGGCGGTTTTTACCTTACTTTGTTTATCACACTGAAATAAGACTACTGCACTATGCCTGCATACATCACACAGAATGAAGCGGCCCTATTTGCTGAAACGCTGGGCAGTGTATCGGCCATGCGTGCCACCGTGCTATTAACTGCCGCATCAACTATGCTCGACCAGTTTACAGGGCGGACTTTTACAGGTGCCGAACTAACGGACAGCGTGAAAGCTGGCATCGCGATGTGTGCCGAATGGATGGCGACATCAAACCCGGCAGGCGGCACGATCATCAAAGAAAAGATCGGCGACTACGACGCCAGTTATGCCACGCCTGAAGCTGGTTCAATTCCGGTTGCAATTCAGATGTTGTGGGCACCTTATAAGATTGTGGCAGTAGGATGATTAAAGCCTCTTTCACGCTCAACTGGTCGGGCGGTGAATACTCCGTTCGACTGCATCGTGAACTTGTCAGGGCTGTGGGCAAATCTGCCCTGCTGGTCGAGCGATCTGCAAAAAAGATGCTTGCCAATAGCGGCAAGAGCATGACCGCAAAATCAGGTATTAATCAGATCGGTTCGCGGACTGGATCAATGGCCGCCATGAATCGATTCAAGGCAGGCACTCGCGACATATTCAACCTTAAAGAAGTATCGAACAAAAAAGGTAATAAGACGCTGGTTTTTGGCGGAACAATGATGTCAAGCAAGGTCGGCAGGCTTGACCGCGTTTATTGGTACGCAAATCCGCTATTCCGCTGGGTGCAATCCTCGCAACCAGGCACGCCGCCAAACAAGCAGACTGGCAGACTGCAATCGTCCGTTACGTCACAATTTTTAGAGGGTGGATTAAAAGCCAAGGTCGGCCCGGCTCAAAATCTGATCTATGCCCGGATTCAAGAGCTTGGCGGCAAAGCAATGATCCGGCTTCCCGCCCGCCCATACATGCGGCCAGCATTTGAGCAGAATCAACAGGCCATTCTATTTCAATTCGCTCTTGCCGTTCAGAAGGCCGCGAAATGACGTTTCCGCATTGGATTGAACTCCTGCCGAAGTCGGCAGTGACGAGCAACATTGCAGGCTTTGGCTATAGCTATCCAGCCACCGGCGATAGTTATCGGGCATATGTACAACATCGGTCAGAGTCATTACAGGTCATTAATAACACGGGCGGTGTATCAACCGGCGTTGTGGTTTATGCTGATCCAGCCTGCCCGGCTGCGACATACGACCGATTCAATTTCAACGGTAATCAGTTTGAAATAACCGGCGTGATGCCACAATACACGCCTCGCGGCAATCATCATTTAAGAATAATGGCCGTGGAGCTTTCACAGAAATAATGCAACTGTCAAACCGCATCACTGCCATTAAAACCGCATGGGCGGCAGCTATCCCCACCGTGCCGCTGTATTATCAACTGGCACCTGAAAACACCGTCTGCCCGTTTGCCGTGCTGCGTATCGGCCCGGTCACTCCCGGCGAGCAGGATATAACCAATAAAGATTGGGAAGCCACCGCAACGATTGTGGCTTACGAGACAACGGACACCGCCATTTTGTCGCTGAATGATTCGATTGTGAATCTGTTTGAACGTGGCAATATCAGCGGGTTCTACAGTTCAACCGTGCAATCGGCTGAAATTGATTTCAATTACGGCGATCAGATGGCCGTCTGGTCAGCTTCTATTTCCGTTTCGCTTCTCTGGACTATCTAACAACTGAAAGAGGCTAATCATGCCAAAGGCAGTCTTTTACAATACCACACTCTCATTTGCCGGGGCTAATATCGCCGTGTCGTCGGTGTCACTGACCGACTCGGCAGAACTGGCGGATGTATCTGACACCGGCAGCGAATACGTTCAGCGTATCCGTGCCCTGCGAGACCGTCAGGCCACCGCAACGCTGTATTCTACAGGATCGGCACCGACCACTATCGGGGCAACCGGGAATCTTACATGGACTGGCAGCGGCGCACCAACATTTCCGGCCATTGTTGAATCCGTTCAATATGGCAATGCCGACATTAAAGGCGCGATTCCGATCACAATCACATTTCGCGGCAACGGTTCTTAATTTCATTTCATGAGGGGCAATTCATGAGCAAATTAACGACACCGATTGAAACCGTTGAAATCGCTGGCCAGACGCTCCGCTTTGGCCGATTGACGCTAGGGGCGGCAGTTGAGCTTGAAGACTACTTACAGACTCTGCCAACGCCATTTGAGGCACTGGAAAACAGTAAGACGCTTCAGCATATCGATGCTGAAATGCGTGAGCGATTAATTCAAGAGAAATTGCAACAGCTTCACTTTTGGCCGCCTGATGCATTAAACGCTCTGGCCAACTCGCAATTCTTGACATCGGCAAAATTCGGCATGGCGTTTCTGGTCGCCATGATCACCGCTTACAACAGCCATATATCATCGACCGAGGCTCGTGAAATCGCTGCCAAAGCCAATCACGGCGATTTTATGACCGTTCACCGGATTGCATTAGGGTTAAA